AGGGCCCCTAAAGGCCCTACCGGATCAATACTCTCACCCCACATCCAAGAGGTAATATGTATGCGTACACGTGAAAAGCAAAATTCGGTTATAGGATCGATGCGGAGGCCAGGGTTAGATAATACCCGGCTCCAACAGATCCATCACCTTATAACGCAAGACATTTATAGTACGGTACACATTCCAGGTCAATATTTCAATAGTGTTGAAACCACCCGTGAGGGTTCCTGGAATGGCCGAGGGTTTGTTAACGAGTACCAGAACTTTATCCCTGACGGGATACTGGATCTCGATCCTCAGCTGTTAGAATACGACGCGTCCTATTTAACTAGAATGGCCACCCGCCTTGCGGCGGATGTGAACCCATCTAGTGGACCCGGTGGCTTAGACGAAACGTTCGGCGAACTGCATGATGCACTCAACCTTACTAAGTTTACCGCCACTAACGCTCTTAATACTTATGGGAAAGCCTTCCTTACGACCACCTTTGGGTGGATGCCCGTCCTTAAGGACGTGTATTCGATAATGGCTGTAGTAGCCGATATTGAACGTATGTTAGAGCAACTCAAGAGATTAAGAGCCGGTTTGTCCGTTTCCGGTACAAAGCGTCTGCAAATTGAAACTAAAGAGCTGTACGGGCGAAAAATCGTACAGTCCTATGGAGCTTGGACAGAAGCCGAGTTGCATGAAGTTCGTTCCCTTAAAGGGCACGTCTTTGCGCGCTATCGGCCTACACCTGGCTCTGTCATTTCATTTGCTTCGGAACAAGAGTTACGCGTTTTGGCATACGCACTTGCGAAGGGCTTACAATTCGATATATCCACGGCATGGAACTTAGTTCCATGGTCTTGGTTAATCGATTGGGCGTTCAACGTTGGTGACTACCTTAACGCGGTACGCAATTCCATTGGCTGCGAGCTTACTGAGCTCTACGCATCCGTGCAAACGGAAACGAAGATCGGAATTACGTACCTCAATGTCCCGACTCACTTATTGGGTCCCTACAACAACGTTGTGAAACGTGGTAAGAAACGGATCCCTTTAAAATTGGATATCCTCCCGACTTGGCCGATAATTAACTCGGCTAGGTTAGGAACAATAAGCGCCTTGACTGCCAGTCTCGTTGGTAATATTGCTAACGTGGGGCCTAGGCCATTACGTTAGCTCAACAAGATTGGAATTTTATATGAGTAAGATCACACTACCCTGGGATAATTCCGTTATGGAAGTCCCTTTCATCCAAACTGACGCGTTGAACACAAAGTTCTATAAGCGTGTCTCGGATGCTACGATTGAATTAAACGTGCGCCACACTCCTGTTAAGCGGAAATCCGCCACAGGCTCTACCGTTTATCGGCACAATGTGGAACTCGTCTTCACTCGATTCGCTGTGGGTGACATTCCTGCAATTCCTTATAAACTGTATTTCGTTATAGAAGTGCAAGAGGATTGCAACGAAGATAACCTCAAGACCCTTGCAGGATCTCTTGGCCGTTTGATGGCTGATGCCAACTTCGTGTCCACTCTGCTTGGGTTGCAAAGCGGCGCCGCGTAGCCTAACAACTACGCGTGCTAGTGTGACTGAATACCTACCTCACTAAATAAGGAGCTAAGTATGAAAAGTCAGACCCTTACGGGCTTACTCGAAGCCTCTATCGTTGCTATCCTTCGGGGGGACGCGAAAGCGTTCCTCCTTGGGTGCTGTGACGACTTGACTTCACT